TTGGTCGGGACGGGAGGATTCGAACCTCCGACCCCTTGCACCCCATGCATGAGACAGTGCCAGCCTAAGACTTTGTTTTTATTGGTTTTCGGCACGCAAAATACTGAACGTATAAACAGTGTTTTGGCAAGTTGGGCAGGATAAGTAAATCAACGAGTTAGCTGTGGGTTTTGATTCGAGGGCCATCTTAGACCCCCACCATGTCAAGGTCGTGACCGGTCAGGCACAAGTGGCTGAGAGGAAAGGAATTCAGGGGGAAAACAGGGAGGGAAATTCGGCAGATTCAGCACACGCGAAAACAACAGCTTACGGACGGATACCCCGACGGATTACGCCGCCTTAATCCATCGCCTACAGACGCCCTCCCTGGCACCTGAGACGATACCCATGCCCGCCGCCGGTACATACCAGCGACAGACGTGTCAGCGTTACGCGGCGGGCCATTTCCTCCCCATATCACCAGCCACTTACGTTTTGGGCCACATAAATGCGCGGGTAGATATTTGAACGGCGCACGTTCATTTCAGCGCCGGACCCGGTTGTCACCAGTGAGTAGTTGCTGCCCTCGGCATCGCAGTGGTCCAGCCACATTTGGTTCTCGGATACATAAAAATCGGCAGAGCTGTTATCTACCGTAACTGGCTGCGATTTCCGCCCCTGACAATGCATGCACCAGCTCTTGCCACCACCCACGTCAACGATGTTTGGCCCCTGATTCTCGAAGGCTACGGTCCCCGCTCGGGCGATATACACACCATCGTGCGTAGTGCTGCCGTTATTTACGTCCAGCAATGAAGACCATGCATAGCCGTTTCTGAATCCGCTACTGTTGAATTCAATGTTGTAGGTCAGCTTCGTCCTTGTATTGAGATCGGCATGATAATTAAACCCATCATTGCCGTTATAAGATGAATCGCATTCATAGTGGATCACATGCTTGGTTCCATAATGCTGTGATCCATTTGCCTCGGCGTACCGGAGTCGACAGCTGTCAAGAAAAACCGTTTCGGTATTTGCTGCATTGGTTGTATCGCCCTTGAAAGCAATATCCCCGCCGTAAAACCACACCTTCTTGCAGTAAAGCGTATAATCGCCCTCCCCTGACTGGCCGTTATCTTTCGACACATACGGGTGAACATCTGAATCTGGGGCACGGCTGTCAGCCGTATGGACATAAAGCGTTGAGCCGTCCTGGTGCCAGGTGCCTGGCGTGCTGTCGCACTCAGCAACTGAGTCGACTTTGCTGTAAAAGTCCCAATCGCCAATACTGTTCAGTATTGCTTCGTCGACAACTGAGCACACAGCGGAGCGCGTCGTACTGTATGAGCCGCTGCCGGTTGCCGTCCAGGTAAGGCCGGTAGATTCTGTTGTCACAATGACCGGATCACCCGTCTCATCGTCGTAAGGGGCTGAAGTAGCACCATTCCACGGTTTGATTGATACGTTTGATGTTACAGGTCGGTTGGTGCCCCACACCCCCCCGTCTGTGTAGTACCCGGGCCTGCACCAGATGATTGCATCCGTGTCCCCGTTGCTGTCGATAAGGTCCAGGGCACGATAAATTCCTGCCACCGGGTCGGCAGGGTCATCACCTGGGTTGGTGGGCCCGCCATCCCCGCCTACCTCGACAAAATATTCCGCTGGAGAAACAGCGTTTCCCGCCACGTCATAATCGTTGGGGTTAATACTTGAGGCCAGCAGGCCATTAGCGTCCAGCCAGAAACGATGACCGAGAACATCCCAGTCAAAATCCGCTGGCTTCTCGAAGAAATAGCTACGCATGTCGGCAGCACGACGCACAGAAACGCCGTTAATAACGAGCCCGGAGTAATCGCCTAGTTCGGGCAAGCCAAGGATTCCCGCGTATTCAATGTCGCCGTGCAGTTCCCTGCCGCCCCAATCCGCGAACGCATCCAGCCTGCTGCTCGTCCCAGCCGTGCCGTCATATCCAAACTGCGCCGCTGTGATAGGTCCATCCACCAGAACCCGAGAGCCGTCAGCCATCTCAAACACTGAGCCGCCGTCATCGGTCGCAGACGATCCAGTATCAACGCGCCCGACATTTCCGCCTGCATCATTGGGGTTAGCGTAATAAGCCCACCGTATAACTGAGTTATCAGGAACCCCTTCAAGCGCAGCCAAGTCATTTACAGATAGTACGGCTGTCACTATCTCGCTATTAACCTGATCTCTCCCAATTGAATGGGGTTCTATTTGCGAAGGCTTAATTAGCTCGACGTTCGAAGGAACATAATATTCTTGGGTTTGGTCCTTATTCAGAACCTTTACTGAGTAGTCGCCATCGATCAGAACAGTGACCGGAGACCCGTTATAGGTGGGAACCCCGCCCGCACTCGTGCGAACCGGCTGTGAGCCGGGCACCTCTGTACCATTTTCCTGCAGGAAGGTGATTGCCTTTTGATTGGCAACAATCTCCGGGTCCAGGTCAGGCTCACCAATGTAGATGTAGCCGCTAGAGACAGGAGAGCCTTTGTCAAACAGCGGGAAATACCCCGGGCGCAGGATGAGGGCGCGAGTTGCCATATTGGGCCTCGTTTACAGTCGTCCAGATACGAAAAAACCCGCACAATGGCGGGCTCTTGGTGGGCTGGGGCAGGCGCCCCATCGTTTATTTGTTGATCGGTGGTATAGTGGTTCCCAAGGAGGGAATCTTGATGAAAGTTACTGCTTTACTATTTGCTGCTGTTGCGCTAACTGCCTGCCAAACCATCCCCTGGGCAGATCAGGAGATAATCGCGTGGCAGCCTAACGACCCAAGTCCTCAGACATGGGGTGAAACAAAGAAAGCCATGGCCATTTGTCGCGGATATGCAGCTCAATCCATTGCTATACCGAACGGGTCAACTCAGGTCGTTGCTATCCCGCAGGTTCAGAGTCAGCAGCCAGTAAGCTCGAATCCATACCATGTTGACCCAGGCAATAATTACGGCCAGGCCATTAACTCAGCAGGGCTGATAATGGCGGCATCCGCTGGCCGTGCTCGCCGTGAATACCGGGATGCCATGACCCATGTTTTTGATGCATGCATGTACGAAAATGGCTACTGGAAGGGCTCGATTACTCGCGGCGAATACAAGGCCGCAACCGGCGAAGACGAACAGATGCCGCCATTTTAGTGGCGAAATAAGTCAGCAGAGGTTGCGTCGAACGATGGTCATTCTTTTTGTGTTGATCGGGGCAAAGTCGTCTTATGAGTGAACCAGAAGAATTCTTGATTGCCTTTGGCCTTATTGGCTTTGTCGGACTAGTGCTGCTTGTTGCGGTCGCGCTTCTGATGGCGTGGCTCATGGCTGTAATTGTCTACCCCAGAGTAGACAAGAGCACCGAAGCGCACCGACTAGCAAGAATGTGGGCGAAAAAGCTCGCCTTCCCCGTCGAAGTAATGGCTCACGTTGTGCCCATTTTGGCTTGGCTATTCTTCTTGCCTGCTGTGGGACTGATCCTTTATCCAATACTTGGCTTTATTTTTGGTTAATCCGCACCCTGAAGTAGCTGCTTTATGGAGTTCATGGCATTCTCCGGATTTACGCCTCGCGCCTTTTCGATTGCCTTGCTGGCAGCATCGACGACAATGTTTCTTGTCTCGCCCGTCATCAGATCTGTCCCATAACGCACACCCTTGCCAACTTCTCCTTGGAGTGATGTTCTAGCCGATGGACCGAAGACGCGCTCCAGCTCATCGACAAAAAGCGCTTGGGACACCACATCATCATCAAAGGTCTTGCCATACTTGCCAGCAGTGCTTTGCAGCCCCTCAATGGCGTCCAGCAGGCGCACCCTGGATTGGGCGTTACTCATGAGGCGTCGCGACAGAGTGCCCACAGCCTTGTCTGCATTACCGGATGCCAGATCAATAGTTGCCCCTGCAGCTTTTTGGAAGGCGTCCAGAGCCTGAACTGTGTCGGCATATTGAGTGTTCACGTTGTCATAAGCAGGAAATTGACTGTCCAAGAGCTGGTCGAACTGGCGACGAAGGCCTTTTGCGACCCGTTCAGTCTTGCCACCCAATCCCTCAGCCGTTTTCCCAAATGTCACCTGCTCATCAATGAATTTCTTCATCCGGTGGACATCATAAGCGTCAGGAGTAGCACCTGAATTGCGCAGGCGACCAAGGAGACGGGTCAGGAACTTCTGCGGACCATCCAGCCCCTCAATGGCCGAGCCGGCGAAGCTGGGCTTCCCGTTGGCCACCGTGACGCCGAGATCGTCCTGAAGAGTGCGCAAAAAATCGTCCATCACACCAGATACATCCACCGGTTGACCCTGTAGCTTCTTAGCCTCGAACTCCAATTGGTTGCCGGCTCGCTTGTTGATGGACTTAACAGCCTTAAAGCGATCTACCAGGGAGTCCCCAACAACATCGCTTGGTCGATTCAGTACGGAGAATCTCTGATTCTTCTTGCCCTGCTCCAGAAGCGAAACCATACGCCGCATCTTTTGCCGGTCTGCGGGGGATGCGCCCTTGACCGTGGCCACTACTCCCTCATCAAAGCCTTGCTTGATTGCTGATTTTGCGTTTGGGTCCTTTGCCAACTTCCCGGCGCCATTAAGCATGTATTTCGCTGTCTGGGTGTCCCCAGCGCCAGAGGCGATCTGCTCCGCCACCTGCTTCTTGAGGGCCGACTTCTGCGCCATGCCCTTTAGCAAACTGGACACGCCATCGCCGAGCAAGGTGCCGGCGGATCCAAGACTGCCGGCGAGCGCTGCATTCCCGGCCATTTCGCTACCAGAAATATCGGCACCCAAGGTATTGGCGCCCGCATCAAGCGCCACAGATTCTCCAGCTGCGGTTGCCCCGCCTGCCGCTGTTCGACCCAAAAGTCCGGTATTGGCAAGCCAAGATCCCACACCGGGGACGGCCCGGGCCAAGCGACCAAGCCCCAAGAAGGTGCCTACTTGTGCTCCAGCGGTGGCTGCATCCCCCTTACTAAAGCCGGGCATGTTCAGATAGCCTGCCTTCTCCTCTCCGTCTTGGTCTCTGTATACCAAAACAGCATTCCCAAAAGGGTCTTTCTCCCAGCGATGCTCCACGCCTGCAGATTTCAGTTGCTCATTCCAGATATTTTTCCTGGCCTCATCGTCGAAAGTCATCAGGGTGCCAGCTGATACTTTGAAGTTCTCTGCCGGGTGGTCGCCCCATGGGAGGCCAAAAACCTGATCCGCGTCCAGCTCCTTAATGTCGGGCACCGTGCGGTCCGCGCCAGTAAAGAAGTTAGTAATCCCGCCCTTGTCCGGGCTTTCCTGTAACTCGGTCACCGCCTGTTGCTGCTCCTGTGACAAAGGAAGTCCTTGCGGCGCATGTGCGCCCTGCCCTGCACGAAGCCTACGAATCTCCCGTGCAAATACGCGGGCGTCATCGGTGTTGCCGGCAGCGTCAGCCTTGATTAGGGCGCTTTCGAGTTCTTCCAGGGTGGCCATTAGCGGTATTTCTCCAAAAGGGATTCGACGTCGCCAGACTGGGCGGGCTGCTGCTCTTGCTGAATCTGCGCCCAATCGGCAACCGTATTGCCCGGAGTGCCCAGGAAAATGGCAGCCTGCTGAAGGTAGTCACGCAACTTCCCTTGAGCCTCTTTCTTTCGGATTAGCCATTGCCGCAATTCAGCGGGCGGCAAGTCCTTGGGCAAGGCTGTATTGAGAGCAAAATTCAGCTCGCTTTCTGAAAGAGCACCAAACGTAGTGTTGCCGATCACGTCCAGACCAAGGCGCGCCTGCAGGTTATCCAGCTCCCTGGATGCCTTGCTCACGCTCGGCAGACGGCCAACAACCAAGCCAGTCTGGGCCCCCTCATCCAGAAGCCGAACCGCCTCATCCAGATTGCTCATGTTGGAGTCGATATTCGCCAGCTGGTCAAAGGCCTCGCCAGATTTCTCAATAGCCTGCTTGCCCGCCGCTTTGGCGCCTTCTGCTGCCGAACCAAGGTTTATGTCGGCCCCCAAGGTGCCTTCTCTGCGTGCACTGTAGATGTCACGCTGATTGCTGACGCCGTACTGGCGCCCTTGCCGAACGGCTTTTACCGCCTCAGCACCTGACAGCCTCTCTCCAGAGGGAGACCAAACTACCGGACCCTGAGGCGTGGACTGAATAACCGTTCCGTCCTCAAGGATCTCTTGCGCCCCAACCTTTGAACCGCCATCACCCCCAAACATGGCCTGGTACCCCTTCGGGTCCATCGATGCATAGGCCATTTTTATATTGTTCAGGCTGGCTTCCGGGTTTTCACGGTATGTCTGCCATTCGCGCACGGTGTCGGAGGGGTCGCCGCCCGCCTCTGCCACCTGGCGCACACGGTCTTCAAAAACCGCGTTGGCGTCTTCGCCAGACAGCACGCGCCGCATCCCTTGCAGCATATTTTGCTTGGTGGCCTCGGAGCGAAAATTGTAAGCGCGCTCCAGCCCCTGGCTCAGCTCCGGATACTCAAGCGCAACCTTGGCCATGGCATTGGGATCGCCGCTCTCATATGCAGCTTTTGCGGCTTCGCCGCCAGCCTGCAATCGAGCCCTCATTTCCTCTTCTTTCTTGCGCTGCTGGTTGAGCTGGCCATATTGCTGGAGGGCCTGACCGAGCCCGGAAAGACCTTGGCTCATGTCGTTCCCGGGCTGTACATAAAAAGGATTTCTAGCCATTAGTGCACTCCAAGCTTGCTGTAATCGACCAGCAGGTACTCGCCATCCGTCAAGATGGCATCCGGGTGATCGTCAATGACTTCATGGGCCATGACGCCCTGCATCTTACCGGACAGGCCCAGCTGTTCGGCTTCATCGCTCCAGGTCCATTCGTACCAATTTAGCCCGTTTCTCTGCCCCAGCGGCTGAATATCACGCTTGAGCCGAACGTCAGAGAAAGCTGCGACAGCGCCAATCCCCAGGCCGCCAAGGCTGAACAAATTGTTTGTGGCATTCTGCTGTGCCGCTGCTCTTGCGTTGGCGGCTGCTATCTGGCCCTGGCCAATGGTTTGCCCGATTCCTGCAATCTGCTGGGCGATCTGGTTCGCGTTGGAGTCCAGCCCAGCCAGCCCCTGAATGCCGCTGAGCTGCTCGTTATAGGAAGACAGAAGGGCCCGGTTCTGCAGCTGTTCTGCGTTGTCAGCCAGCGCCTGCTGGACATTCCCGGAGCGAAGCCCACCAGTAGCGCCAGCGTTACGCAAAATGGCATCTTCGGACGCATCAAGTCCGCCCATGATTGCCCCATAGAGCGGAGAGGCCTTGGCTGCATCAATTAGTGCCTGCTGACTTCCCTCGCCACCCTCCAGGCCATACAGGCCTCCTAGAGTCGTCAGCGCACCTTCGCGGAACTGCTGAGGGATCTCTTCACGCTCTTTAAGGTAGTCCAGCGCTTCGCGCTGAGACTGTGCCTGGATTTGCGCTGCGTTGGTCGCTGCACGGGAGGCGTCTTTTCCGGCTCCGGCGCCGGAAATGCTGTCGCCATCAATAAGGCCCAGGGAGCCAACCTCTACAATATCGCCAACTGCTCCGCCCATTATGCGCACCTCATATAAATTTCCATGTCGCCGCTTGTGGCCAAGTGTTGGAACCCAAGCTTCTTAATTAAGCGGCAAACGCTTCTCCGCTTCACCTGCGCAAAGACCATCCGGCACCAGTCAAAAAGCCAGAGCAAGAACCAGAAAAACCGCTCGATGGCCTCCTTGATAAACCTCAGCCCTGCTTTGTCGCTGGCAAAATGGCAGCTGGCTGCATCGCCGCGGCGGCATACAGAAAACAGGATCTTCCCGGGGCAGCATGCGCAACGGAAAACCAGGTGGTTTTCGTCTGCATAAAGCCCCATCAGGTCGCCCTGGTAGGGCACAAAATCAGCTTCCGCCGTCATACTGGGTCACCGTTGCCACGCGGTTTACGCCGGCCGAACTTGCCTGCGCAACCAGGTTGCGTCCCTGTTCGTACCCCTGGCCAATCACCTCGATCACCGAAACACTCCCCCCGGGGGCGATACGATATATCGCCACCTGCTCACCGCTGGCCGATGTTGCATCCGGGCTTTCCCAGATGGTCACAGTGATATTGGTTGTGGTGGATGTGTTGTGAAGGGAGAAGGCCGTGACAGAAACGCGCTCCACCGGGTCTGCTGGCTCCAAAAGCACGGTATCGCTGGTGCCAACAGTGATGACCTCCAGCCCTACATTTGAACGAATCGACATGCCTGCTCCTTACTGGGCCGCGAAAACCCGGTTTATTTGGTATTCAATGTCCCAAAAATCCACATCACCACCCGAGAGGGATTCCAGCTCAACCGTGCCGCCATTAGCCAGAAAGGTGTCCAGTGAGTAAAAGGGGGCCACAATAGAGAACGGGTGTGGGGTAGAGCTTCCCTTGGGGAAGGTCAGCGTCTCCTTGAATCGCTCGCCTATGCTTCCTCCCAGATCGACACGAAACTCCACTACAGGGAGCGCCCCGCTGTACTCAGCTTGGAGCCGAACGGTCAGGATGTAGTAGTCGCCCACGTTGGCCGGCCGGATTTTGGTGCCGTCATAAAAGGGCGCCACATTCGGCGGCATAAAGGCGATGATGTTGTCGCCGGCATCATTCGGGAGCGCTGCCGCTGTGCCGCCGGTAAGCGTCCACGGCGAGCCAGAGGTGTACGTGGTATCACGATAAACACCCCAGCCATGCGCTCTTTCGAGCCTCGCAAGCCTGGCAGAAGCGCCGGCCAGCATGCCGCGCAACGAATCCAACTCATTATCTGTGTCGTTGCATTGGTCTTTGTTCTGGCATATCAGGGCGCGAATTCTGGCCATTCCGACCTGAGAACCTGAAACCACTTGCTCCAGGTCTATGTGCCGGGCGTAAAGCTGGTTGAGTCGCGCTGCCGCGAATCCTGCTTTTGCGGCCTGATCTGCCAGACTGCTTTGGTCGTCCGCATCCGCCACCTGCAGCTCTGTCAGAGCGTTGGCGTAATCGATCAGACGCTGGATGATGTTCAGATAGTCCTGAACCATAGGATCAGGCCAGCCGGTCAGGGCCTTCACCTCTGCCGCTGACAGCGACATGCTCAGGCCAATCGGATCAACCATAGCTGATGTATCCCCGGCTGAAAGCCATCCTCGACGTGGTCGCGCCCCGTAGCTTTATGCCGACATAATCCTCAACGTACCCCAGGCGGCGAACCTCAAACCGCTTGTTGTAATCCGTAGGGCCGCCGTAAAGCTCGGTCCACTCACGGCCCCATGTCACACCGTTGTAGGTCAGCGACACAAATACCGTGGCATCGTCCGAACCGGTGTATCCCGGGATGGTTTCAATATCCAGCTTGTCGATGGACTGCTGCTTGAGGTAGAGGAAAGGGGTGTAAAGCAGCCACTCCACAATCTCCCCGTACTGGGTGGCAACCGTGTCATCCAGGATGCCTAGCACGCTGGCGAGACGGTCGCCAAATACCCAGTTCCCGATATTGTTATCAAATACGCCGAACCGGGCGCGCCATGGCGCATCCCCGTAAACGTCTGTTTTGTAGATGGACCATGCGGAGTCAAGCCCGGCGGCCTGGGCAATCGTCTGATTGAAAACCAAGGTTTCATTGGGCAGATGAGCGACGACCATCGTGGTGCCGTTGTCTTCAAAGGATTCCAGCACGGCATCGCGCAGGTCTTGCTCATCGTAGGCGTTCAGCACCTTGTCCACTTCCCGGGTAGAAACCGCCTGCGCGCTACCGACACCCAGGGCATGGACAGAAATCCCCTCTTCCTTGCGACCGCCCAGAATGTAAGTAGTGCCGGCCACCTCGGTCTTGCAGTGAGTGCCAACGATACCGACCTTCAAAGCCCGAGAGGGCACACGCTGGAATTGGAAGTTGGCCGTGGCCTGGTTCACGAAGTATTCCGTGGAGTAACGACCAAACACCAGAATCTTGTTGTCTTCTGACTTGGCCACCCCATAGGTGAAATCCGGAATGAACTCAGCCGTGGCGAATTTCAGCGGGTCAATGGCGGCCTCATCGCCAGGATCCGTGTGGTATATGAATTCGCCATCCGTGAAAAAATACAGGCCGTCAACCCATACCCCGTCAATGGGATTACCCAGTTCCGGATCCGTCACTTCCCTGAACCCATTATCCGGGTCGTAGAGGAAGTATCTGCCATCGGCAATGATGGCCTGGGTGTTGAAGGACAGCGGCAGCGAGGCAACGCCATTGCCTGGCACGGTGCCAAGGACGCTATAAGAGCCATCTGCGGCCACCTCGATCAGACTCTGCCCTGACACGCGGATATGCTTGTCAAAGCGGTCATTCCAGACCCCGCCGCGGTCAATGCCCGCCACATCCGCATGGTGAGTCAGCCCCGAAGACTGCAGCATGTATCCCTGAGCCCCGAACATGGGGCGATCAACGGCATACATGTTCACCGGGAGAGCGTCACGATAGTCAGTTTCCGGGCCTACCTTGTCGCCCTTGATGAAGGTGATCAGGGATTCAGGCATATCAGTCTCTGGGCACCAATTCGACGTAGTGACGCCGCGTCTCCACGCGGTCCGTGTTCGTGGTCGCCACGATGGTTACCTGAACCACATTGCCATTGCTGGTGCCGCTTGGATCCGTAGCGCGAAGTCGGTACAGCACGTCCGGGGTTTCCAGTGAATCACTCACCAGCACGAGCCCGCTGTCTACCACGATGCTGTAGCTGGCCAGCTCCTCCGCATCCCGCAGATAGCTGCCGAAATGCTCCCGAAAGTCCATTTCATCGCCAATAAACATGCGCCGCGTGGTCGATGCCTGCGGGGCCTCCATCGGCTTTCTGTAGAACCGAGCCCAGCGACCCACGCGGATATTGTTGCCGCTACCGGTCGGCTGCCGATCCGGGTATTGAACGCCACGCACACGCTGCATGGCCGCCCGGGCGCACAGGTTGGACAGGGATTGCGATGCTTGCATCATCAACGACGCAGGCACCGTTTTGTTAAAGTCGGGGATGAGCCGCACAGCAAGGTTGGTCTCAAACGCATTGCGATAGCCGCGAATGATGCCGCTGTTGCTGTTCGGATCGGGCTCATCCTCGAAGTTGTACCCCACCGAAGTCCCCACGGTGTCCCACTCCGCCGCCATGTTTTCCAGGCGGCAAAGGGCCGTTTCCAGGTCTTCCGGAGTGGGCGAGCGAGTAATGCCGCTGATTCGCAACTGCGAATAGGCACCCAGGATAATGTCTACCTTGGCGGTAACACCTCCCGTGTCCCGCACGGCATACAGGCTCGTATTACTCATCGGCTGGCGCTTCCAGCTTGGCCTTCAGCGTTTCCGCTTTGGTGGCAGGGTGAGGCTTCTTGCCGAATTTATCTTCATGGGCGGCACGCAGAGCTTCCAGCTCCACGTCCGACTCATCGGCAGGCGCTTCCAGCTTGTTGTTGCCGGCGCCATGCTTGTAACCCTGCGCCAGATAGCCAGGGACCGAGCGAGGGCTTACGCGCACCGCCTCGCCGTCTTTATACAAAACAACAGCCATTGTCGTTCTCCAGAAAAGAGAAAGGCCCCTCGGAAGGGGCCTTTGGGGTTGGTTCTGACCTTAGAAGGTCACCGCTACGCCTGCGCGGGACGGATCCCGAACGGTGTTGCCGTACCAGGTGAACAGGCGGTAGCGGAAGGACATGGTGGCAATGTCGCCATCGTAGACCATGTACATGCGCAGGCCGTTCTTCATGGTAGAGCTGATCACCTTCATGCCGTCGAACTGCTTGAACAGCTGCGCCGGGATGGTGCCGCCCAGCACTTCCACCGCGTCTTCATCCCAGAACAGGTTGGTCTTGTTGGTCGCGTCGGTGTTCAGACGGTCAACAGTCGCGCCATTCAGAATCACGGTGTTGATGTTGGCGTAGGCCAGCTGGGTGTCGCTCAGGGTGGCATCGTCCAGGGCGATCGGCTTCGGGAACACCTGGATGGTGGTGCCGTCCGGCTTGCCAACGATGGTGAAGGTCATGGGTTGACCGGTATCGGTCTTGTCAGCCAGACCGACAGCATTCACCGGTACCGCACTGTTGGAAATGGTGACCTTATCGCCCACGTTGTAGCCAGAAGAGTCAGACACCGGGATTTCCGCGATACGATAATCCACGTTGGTGACCACGCCGGTACTGGTGTTCACGCTGCCGCCTTCAGGTGCAAAGGACTGATTGCCGGTCACGGTGGCGGCCGGATCGGTGCCGCCAACCAGGTTCGGCAGGAAGGAGCCGGTATGCACGTTGAACTGCGCTACGTTGGCACCAATCTGGCCTTTCACCCATGCAGCATCTTCGGGGCGACCCTGCACAGTCTGACGGCCCGCCAGATCGCTGGAGAACGTCAGATTATCGCGGTCATTCAGCATGAAGTGCCGCTGAGTCATCGCGCCCTGCCGCTCATTCATCAGCGCCTGCGCTTCTGCGATGAAGTTGTAACCGCTGGTAGCGCTGGAGCGATAGAACATGCTGCCCTGCAGAGCGATGTTGTTGGCAATCGCCTTGTTGAGCTCAGTTACCTGCTGGCGACCAGAGGCCTTGCCGCGGCGTTCCCAGAAACGGGTATCGCGCAGATCATCGGCACGCTGCAGAACGAAGTCGTTCTTCGGGGTGCCCAGCAGAGACGGATAGGTCTCTTCGATGATGTCCTGCTCGTCGCCGGTCAGATCCCAGCCGTTGATGATGGGGGCATGCTGCTCAACGGGGCGCCACACGACATTCCCGGCATTTTGCATGTCTGCCGGGTCCGGTTCTTGGAAGTCCACCTTGTCGAGCATGTAATCCTGCTCTTCAAAGGTCTCGATTGCATTCTCGAGGAGAATCTCGACTGTCTTGCCTGTGCTAGCCATTGCTAATCACCTTTTACCAATTGGATACATCGATCCCGTCCTGCTTGGCCTTGCGGCGCATGTCGAAGCGCTTCTGGGTGTCGGTTTCCTTCTGGTAGGCCCGGCGGAGCTTGTCCACCTTGCCATCACCACCGGAACCGCCCTCGGCACGTCGAGCAGGTGCGGGTGCTTTAGAGGTTTTCTTGGGCGGCGAGGACAGGCGGCCTTTGAGCTCACCAAGCAGAATCACGGCAGACAGGCCTGACGGATCAGTCCTGAGTGCTGCGCTCAGCTTTTCGCGCTCTCCGGCATTGCGGCCCAGGTAATACATCACCTTCTCGGACCCTTCGCCCAGTCGGGAAATCAGCTGGTCGGCCACCAGATCACCCTGACCCGGCATGGCGGAATCAATCGCCTTCCGGACTTCCAGGTCAGTTTGCTGGTACACCTCGTCGCTGATGCCGGCCTCTTGTGCCAGCTTCGCCGCCCGTTGGTAGTGGCCACCTACAGCATCTTCCAGTGCCTGCCGCTGTTGCTTCTGCAGCTCTTCCTGACGCTGCTGCTCCAGCGTGGACTTGGTGACGCTCTGTGCGTTGTTGCTCACCCAGTCCTGCACGGCTTTCTGGTATGCCGCTTCATCGAAATCATGGGACTCCAGCGTCGGGAAGGGTTTCTGCCCTGTGCTCGCCGGCTGCTGGCCGCCCTGACCCTTCTTCAGCGCTTCAATTTCACGCTTCAGGTCATCGACTTCGCTTGTGTGGCGCTTCTCCAGCTTTGCCTGCAGCTTGCGCTTTGCCGCTGCCACATCGCTATCAGTGAAACGCTTTTCACCACCACCTTCAGATGCCTGTTCATCTGATTGCATCCACGCTTCTACATCCGCTTCCGCGCCCTCTTCCTCATCGGTTTCCGCTTCCGATTCGGTGTCCTGCGCTTCTTCAGTTGCCGCCTCTTCCTCGTCCGCTTCGGTGGCAGCTGCGGTCTGCTGCTCTTCCTCTTCGGTCTCGGCGTTGGCGTTTTCCGCCTTCAGCTCTTCCAGGGTTTTTTCAGCCATCTTCTAAAGCCTCGTTGATGTAAACGATTGCCCTGTGACCCCACAGGTAGGTTGCGTTTGACCTGGTCGCCTCAGTAAAAGGGGTTACCGGGACTGGAACTGGCTGGCCCGGGCCTGCTGCAGCTTTGCAACATCCTCCAAGCGCTTGCTGAACCGGTCAGTCTCGGATTTACGAATCTTTGCGCTGGCCTCTTCGGCCTTGATCTGCGATTCAAAGCGGCCCGTTTCGGCCTTGAATGCGTCGATCTGGGTGCGGGCCACATCGGTCTGCGCTTTGGCGGCATCCGCCCGTGCTTCGCGCTGCTCTCGCATTACGTCCGCCTGCGCCTTCAGTGCCTCAGCCTCGGCCAGCACCATGTTCGGGTCTTTCTGCTGGCCAGCCTGTTCCTGATGGGCCTGCAGCATTGCCACCTCCTCCTCTGTTTCCGGCTCTTTGTAGCCCTTGAGGATCAGCTGCTTGCGGGCGAACTCGCGCACATCGTCCATGCGCGGCCCGTCTGTGAGCTCAAACAGCTTGAGCATCAGCAGGTCTTTGGCGGGATCGCCGTCCGGCGTGGCCTGAATCATTGCCGCCAGCCGGTCGCGGGTCTGCTCCACCTGGTTGCTGTACTGCTGACCGATCTCGGCGTAAACGTCGAATTCCATGTTGGTAATGTCGTTGAGAACAACCGGATTCCCGGTTTCCCGATCAATCACCACATCCATCAACTTGACCTGCTTGCGGTTGCCGTCCGGGGTTTCCACGGTCACCGTGCGCGGGGTGTCGAATATCTGGGAGGCCATGGAAGCGAAGATTTCCGCGTCCCGGCGCACAGCAAACTTGAAATTGTGCTGGTAGATATAGCTTTGCTGGTCGATACGGTTCTGTAGAGCCGCAACAGCCTTGCCGCTCAGGTCCGGATCGGCAATGTCCTGGGGCACGCCCGGGTTGGCCACGTCCTCGATGGCGCCCTTGGTGAGCTCGATGCTGGCAGCCAACGCCTGCGGCATAGGCTGGTCAGGCATTTCTGCCACCGGCCCGATGGGCAGCTGGTTGCCATTGGCATCCATGCGATTCTGGAGCAAGTACGGGTAATTGTTATCAGCCCCAGGCTCTTCATACATCGCCTCAAAGCCTTGAATCTGCTCACCAAAAAAGATTGGCTTGCGACGCGGCGACCGGGAAACAATGTCGGCCAGATAGCTCATCTGGAAGTTGCGAAGGCGCTGAGGGTCTTTGGCCAGGCGGGTTACGCCCTCCCAGTGCTCCTCTCCCTCTACGATGGCCCGCTCACCGTATACCGGTACCACCGGGATGTTTTCGCCGGCGATTACCTCACCGTCATCACCGTTCAGGATCTTCTCGCCGGATGCGATGTATTTGCGCACTTCCCAGCGCTTGATCTCGCGCTCAGCCACGATTTCGTGACCGGTGTCGATCAGTTCATCCATGACCTCTTCAATGTCAGAGGCACGCAGGCGCAGCTCTTCGCCCATTGGGTCACGGAAGGTGTAAACCTTGTCCTTGACCCGCTTGCGGCAATAGATAGTGGCCACATAAATCTTGTCCGCCGTCGATGCCCAGGGGAACACATAGGACTCTTCGGGCTGGGAGAAATTGGACGGGCTGACTTCTTCCGGCCACTCCCCGGTCAGGTCTTCCACCAGGTCTTTGTAGCCGTCCTCGGTGTAGCTTTTGAGGATGGCGCAACGCATGGCGTCGGACTTATCCAGCTTCCGGGCATTGGCATCCCAGAAAACCGTGTTGTTCGCCTCCGGAATCCAGTCCCGGCAGATGATCTGGCGCTCGTCACCGGCATTGTTGCTGGCGTACTCGGTGTACAGCTCCCAGGCACCAAACCCACACACGATGGCGTCTTGGCTGGCGTAATCCTTCGCCTCCTGACTGCTCAGGCTGCGGTCTTCTGCCCGGTAGATGCCGTCCAGCAGGTCGGCGCCCTCTTCCCGGTCCATGTCCTTCGGCTTGAAATCCGGCTGTACCGGGTTCAGGCGCAGGTCTGCCATGATCTGGCGGCCAGCTTTGCGCAGCACGTTGAACTCGCCGCGGTACTTGAGCGGGGAATCGCTCAGCAGCTGGTCGTCCCACTGGGTAATCCAGTAGAACACCAGGTCGTCCGCTGCCTTCTCACGCGTCGACTGGTTGGCGCAATAGTCCTTATCGAACTGTGCTTTCAGCTTCGATAATTCCATTAACGTCTCCCAGATGGACGGATAGGCCGGGGCATGACCGGCGCAGCAGTTAATACAGCGGGCTCCCGCATCAGCATCATGACGCTGTCGCCCATGTTCGGGCTGGGAAGCTTAAATTTCGTTTTCATTTCGGGCTTTGTGTACAGCTCAAACCGGCCCGACCCGTTAGGCTTCACCGGCATGCGGCACAACTCGGAGCGCAGCTTTCTGATATTCGAGATGGATGACGCGAAACTGATCAGATCATCAGGGTTGTGGTACTCACCATGGATCACGGCCCGGAAAGTCTTGTAACAACGGTCACGCAGCTTCAGGTAATACTGGGCGCGCTTATTGCGTGCCACTTCCGACCAGGTCTTGGTGTTCTGTATCGGGCTTCCCGGCAGCGGCTCGTAGATGGCATCAGGGTTATCAGGGACTTCAGAGCCCTTAAACATGGACACCTGCGTCATCTTTCCTTTGAAGGCGGTGGAAACCTGCCGGCTTAGGCCAACACCCATGCCGTCACAGTCCCAGGTAAACGAGTCCGCGCCATGCTGGATGGCTAAACCGGTTGCCCAGTCGCCACCCTCATTGATGTTGCCGCTGGTCTTCTCTTCCACATCGGTGACTACAATGCCGTGGCGAAGCGCGAAGCCCTTGGAATCGCTGCCCTCGTCTGACGGATCGTGAGCTGCCACCTTGGCGCCCTGCGGCTTGATGCCCAGCTTTTCATGCGCATCAATACAGGCATCAAACCATTCCGGCATGATCAGGCTGTTTTCAACGCTGTCGTTGAATTTGCCTTCCCATATCCAGTCGTACTTGGCCCGGGAAAGGTTCTCGTAATCCCAAGCCCTCAGGCGCTCTTGCTCTTCGTTCCACCACGGGTTGTCCCGCCAGTTCACAACGACGATGTAATGCAGCTCGTCCTCGTAGAAACCGTCCCGCTCCAGCTGATCCAGATAGGGGCTGATAAAGCGCTGGCTGAATGGGTCTTCACTGGATTGCGGGTTGGCCTCAAACCAGCACTGCGCGCCAGGCTTACGGAGAATGGTAGGCAGCAGCTTGTCTAGGCTGTCCTGACTGGCCGTGTGGGCCTCGGAGAACACCGATAACCGGTAATCCTCCGCGCCCTGAATGCTGTTGGTGTTGCGCGATGCGCCTTTGTAGGTGGTGCGAGCCCCATTCGGCGCCACAATCTTGTTTTCCTGAACGTCCCACCCGGGCAGATCCAGGCGATCAGTGATTGAGCGCTGCATTGTCCGATGAATGGAGTCCGCAATGGTTTCCTGGAACTCACGAAGGCAATACACATCAATAGCCTCGCGCTCCATGCGGCAAACGGCCATATCCGCGATGCCAATACTCTTGCCGCTACCACGCCCACCCACTGCAACCTTGATAGGCTGGGACTTGGTCAGAAACGGCAGCAGCTTGTAGTTAACCCGGAGGGTTCTACTCAGGCTCATTGACGGGCTTTACGGGCTGGATATTCCACTCGATGGTGGTGCCTTTCGGCGTCATCGAACCGTCACTGCTGCGGTGGTCATGATTCTCACGGAACGCACTCACATCAATGTGCTTGCCCAACAGCTCCAGATTCTTCAGTTTGTCGGGCCATTTGATCTTCTTGAGGATGCCGACCATTTCGCGCTCATCGCCGCGCCCTTCGAACATTTCCGCCAGATCCATGCCGGCAATGTACTGACGCCAGACCTTTGGCCAATCCTGAATCGCTTTAAGGCTGCCATCTGCTTGCAGAATGTCCGCAACGTCCATCTGGTCAATCTCAACCAGTCTGCTCAGGACGTAATCGGCATTGATCTGGGCTCGCTCTGTGCGGCTATGCTTGGCTTCGGCTACCGCTTCAGCGACCTTAGCATTCCTTAGCAACTTGGCTCCGGTCACATGCGCGCTTCTTTCTGCGTAACCCGCACGGATAGCGGCCTGCGTTGCATTCAGGTCCACGAGGTATTCCTCAACGAACCGCTTCTGCTTTTCGTTGAGAGGCATATCTATCTCTGCTGTTGCTCGATTTGACGATCCACGATCACATCCAGCTTCCGGTCCATCTGGAACAGACGGTCATCGATGCGGCGCTGTAACTCTGTGGTCCTTTGTGATTGGTGGACCATATTGGCTTCGTTGACGCTCACCCGCTTATCCAGGTTGAACCAAGCGGCGGCCAGCGCCATGAACATCCCCAGCCCTGTCAGAAGGTTCCCCACGCTTATCTCGTTATTGAATCTCACGGGACTGTGGTTCTGTTTTTGTGGGTCAGTCTCGCTCACGTAAAGCTCTCCACCATTGCCGCACCACATAGGCGGCCAGAATTAAAAACCCAACAGTGATCGCTGCGCCAAGAAATAGGCCCTGGGCCGTGTCCTGTGCGTATTTACTCAGCCGCCCGGATCGCATCGACCAGTCCGTTATGGCGGGTTGCGCAGTCGTGGTACTGGCTGGCCCACTGCTTCATGGTGGTCAGCACGGTGCCGGCCTCCCCGTCACTGAGGGTCGGCAGCGTCTTCGGGCACGTCGCCATCAGGTTCTGCTGGTAGCTGGGAAGTGTCGTTGAGGGCCGCAGCATTGAGCAGCCCGACACCAGCGCCAGGCAGGCAC